TTAAATTTTTTCATTTAATTGGGTATAAATCTGCGTTAATTCTACTTATACTATAATGCTTTTTTAGCTCTGTAAGGGTTATACCTTTGTCTACTGCTGCACTCCATATCTTATCGTCTTTATTTACCCATTGCTTCTGAGTCTTTGTAGCTTGACTGGCTGAGTTAGCATCGTCATCCTCTGACTGAAGCCCAATAAGCGACTGCAACGTATACCTGCGGTAGTAACTCACGCACGATCCTATCTTCTGTGGGTCGTCTATTTCTGGTAATTGTAAAGCACTTTGTATTTTTTCTCCAGATTTTATTTCGATAATCTCTGAAACTACATAACCTTTATAAATAGGCTGCAATAATAGTAAACCATTCTTTTGCAGTAATGGCTCGACGTGTTTTAGTAGCGAGTTAATGTCGAAATACTTTGATTTAAAAAATGGATTTGTTGAGTCTTTAGAAATAGCTCCTATTTCTTTTTTGACCTCGTTTAGTTTTGTGTATAAATTCATATTACAAATATATTTAAATTGTTCTTATAATGTGTATTAAGGTAAATTTTTTATTCTTAATGTTGTACTTTGTTTTGTGTGAAACTTAAATGTTTCTTCATATTGTGATAAAGCCCTCAAGACCAGAGGGCTTTTTCTTTTATAAGTATTTTAGTTCTTGATAATAATCTAATAACGAATAGTGCATATCTCTGGCGTTCCTTACAGCCACACGCATAAGCTCAGTTATACATAATTGGTTATTTAAGTTAACTTTCCTTTTGCCCTCTATAACACTATTTAAAGTATGTATAGATATTTCGTGCTTACTGGCGATTTCTTTCCTTTGCTCTACGCTTGTGCAAGACTTTAAAATGTCTTTTAATTCTGGGGATATAGTTTTACTGTATTTCATATAAATAAGTTTTTAAAATCTTCGTTAATGTTGTTGTCTGAATTTATTGAGTCATTAAAATTATTAATTGACTTTGTTAGCTCGTTATACTTTAATATCTCGTCTAACTTTTTAATTAAGGCAGTCATCATATTAGCCTTGCTGTCACACATTAGACTGATAGACTTATCATCCTCATTGTCATTATACCACTCTTGTGATTTTTGCTCCATTAAATCTTTTTCTTTTCTTAGGATGTGTTGTATTTCCCAAATTTCTTCTTTTGTTAAATTCATCTTGTTTTTATATATGTTAATTCTAATGCAGCAAATAAACCTATGACAAATAGAATTGATGCTGCTTTTGGCTCTTCTACTGCCCAACACCATACCGACATAGGCATTAGTGCTGAGGTTACTTTTAAAATTGATTCTTTCATATTTTTTTAAATTCTTTACAATGATTTTTTTCTCCTATTATTCTTTGTTCGATATAGTCCTTTGTAATTCCATTTTTGAACTTTGTTTGTCTATCATAAAAAGCGAAACAAGTTTCTGAAGTACCACAAGGACTTATCCAATAATTTCTGCATCTGTCGCATATTACTTTCATATTCTTAAAATGCTTGTATTATAAATTGTCCTTTATCGCCAAAAGCATAATAGTTTGTAGCGTCCATAATGCTCTCTTCATCTGGATAATCCTCTTGGTCATAATCACACCAAAACTCTTCTATATTATCGTACTCGATATACTCGCAACATAAAGCTATAACGTCAAGCTCTATTTCTTCTCCAATACATTCTTCGAATTCTTCTAAGTATTTAAATAAAGCTCTAAGTCCATCATAAGTAAAATTGTTACCTCTGCCTAATTTTTCAAAGGCGTCTCTAAAAGAGTAAAAGTTAATTGTTTGTTTCATTTTGTTTTGTGTTATATTTTTATATATTAAAAAACCCCTCACCATATGATGAAGGGTTTAATTTTATTAGTCTAAGCCTAAGTCCATATTGTAAATGTTAGCTACTTTCTTTAACAATATTTCTGTATAATATTGTTTGTCTGATGTCATTTCCTCTACGAAACCTTGGGTATGCAAATATTCTATTGCATCTAATACTTCTTCTTTTTTTACTTTATTTATCATTTTGTTTTGTATTTATGTATACAAATATAATACAATTATTTGATAATTACTAATAAACTTTTATTTTAACTTGATCATTTAAACCTTTATTGCTCGTAATTAGTATACTCTTTATTACTTTATAACTATCATTCTCAAATATTATATCTTCAATCATTTTAACCATTGCAACGCAGTTGGATGCATCTAATGCTCTTGATTTAAATGTGAAATGATATTCTGTGTTATAAGTATTTGTTTTTGGAAGCGTTTTAGAAAACTGGCTTTTTACTATTAAAGTATAATTATCTTTAATCTTTTTACGCTTTGTCCAGTGCATACCAGCATACCATTTATTTAGCGATATTTTAGGTAGATCATTTAAAATTATTTTCATTTAACAAAAATATATTTTTTATTTTATGTATTAATCTTTAATATTTGTCCTCACAAAACAAATTTATATGAAAGAAACATTTTATTTCAGCCACGATTATACCTCAAGGGCTGATGAGAAAATTAAAGAGCTGATTTATCAGACTGGTATGGAAGGCTATGGAATTTACTGGGCAATTATTGAGGACTTGTACCAAAACAATAACGTATTAAAGTGCGATTATGCTCGTATAAGTTATGATTATCATTGCTCAAGCGATTTAGTAGAAAAAGTTGTAGAAAGTTTTAATTTATTTAAGATAAAAAATGATACTTTTAGCAGCATTTCTATACAAAAAAGATTAGAATTTAGGGAAGCTAAGTCGCTGAAAGCCAAGCAGTCAGCAGAAAAAAGATGGAGTAGCAATGCGAACGCATTCAAGTCGCATCCAAGTCGCAATGCTATAAAGGAAAGTAAAGGAAAGGAAATTAAATTAAATATAGATAGCAATAAATTGCTAAGTGTGTTTAATTCTATTTTAGGAAAGAAAGCCAGAGTTATACCAGAAAAAGCTAAAAAGCAACTAAAAGCAAGATTAAAAGAGGGTTATACTAAAGAGGATATAGTAAACGCTTTACGCAACGCATCTAAAGACCAACACCACTTAGATACTAATTATAAATATTTGACATTAGAATTTATTACTCGACCAGATAAGTTAGAGAGATTTGTTAATATGGGAGATTATAAAGTTAAAACTCAAATATTATGATAAAATCTAACGGAGAAATATTAGAGCAATTATATCATTTGCATAAAAATGGAATCCCAGAGGGTAGCAAAGTAGGTTTAAAATCATTTGACGAGCAGTTAAGTTTTGTTAAAGGTGGATGTACTGATATAACTGGTTATCCTTTTTTCGGTAAGTCTTTATTTTTAAAAGAGATAATGATGGGTTTAACGCTCAACCAAAATTGGAGGCATTGCGTTTATATGCCAGACGATGGTAGCGATACAGAAGTTATATCAAATCTATTGCATAAAATGACTGGCAAAACATTTGAGAAAGGATATCCCAATACAATAACTGAAAAAGAAATAAGCAAATACTCAAGTCAATTATTAGATAGATTTAAATTTGTTTCAGCAGAGCATAGCATCGAGCCAGAAGCATTTTGGAATTACGCTAAAGAAAATAATTGTAATTCTGCTTGTATAGATTCTTGGAATTATTTAGCTCACAAAGGAGAACCAACTAAGCCAGAGTATTTACGCAAAATATTATCTATTCGCAATAGGTTTATGGAAGTAAATAAGATGCATTCTTTCATAATTATTCATCCAAAGAATCCAGACCCAAAGCAAGTTAAAGACGGAAGCGTAAAAAAGCCAAGCGTTTATGATTTAATGGGAGGCTCAGAGTGGAATAACAACGGCAGAAATATAATCGTAGTACATAAAAACTCAAAGGATAATTTTGAGCCTTATAAAATCACAATAGATAAAGTAAAGCCAAAACATTACGGACAACTTGGCGAGGTATTATTAAGTATGGATTGGGCTAAACAACGCTTTTATGAGTTTGACCCAGTTTACAATAAAAAGACTTATGCTTATGGCAATGAAGAGAAGATAACCGACCCTATAAAACCAATAACACACAACGCAAATGACCCCTTTTAACGATAGTAAAATAATAGACGAAGCAAGGCAAGTAATATCAAGCATAGAACTTAAGCTAATGAAGCAACCAGTTAATCAAAATAAACAAAATAGCGTAAACAAACTCAATAGTTTAATGCACTATACTTGTTATTTAGAGAAGCAGAATCACGAATTTTATGATAAGTTTACAAATCAATTACAAAGGATAAAAATGCTTGAAAATCATATAGATAATCTGCAAAACAAAATTAATGTTGATAAAAATATTAGGGAATTATAA